ATCTGATCAAAGAAGTAACAGAAAAAGGAGAAAAACTACCGAGAAGATATTCTCCATCAAAGAATCTGAAGATTCCAGTAGCAAAGAAAAGAATAATCCTCGAACGAAAATTTTTTAAAAGAGATCCAAGACCCAAGAAAGGATATTACATTGACCAGCAAAGTATATTTTCAGGATTCACGGCCGATGGGTATCAGTTTTTAAAATATATTCAAGTGAAAATATTGAATCAGTGGAGGAAAGAATGAAACAGATAGACATTTACATATACACAGTGTCACACAGCAGAGGAAAAGGACCAGCGGTGTTTAAAGCAGTGTTGGAGTTTATAAAAGCAGATGGAAAACCATATACGTTAGATGTAAATGGTGGGGATATGGAGACAACAATCAACAGAATCACGATTAAGGCAGCAGTAACAGCACTAAGAAGAATAAAACTCAATCAACCTTATGAAATAAGAATTCATGCGGATTGCGACTACTTTGAACGTATGTTAAAAGCAGCAAGAGTATATGCCGAACATGACTGGAAAACAAAAGCCGGGAAAGAGATCGCTAACGCGGATCTGTGGAAAGAAGTTTATATATTCAAGAAGACAAATCATGTAACAGCTGATAGTGATCTGTTAGAGCGTTATGAATGTAAAGATGAACTGGAGGATAAATTAAAGCTATGGAAATATATGAGTTAGAAGCGTTTTTGGGTGAAATCAAAGATGATGAAAAAGTTGGGATTATGGAGAAGCATCACATTGTATTCAGAAGCCAGGGCGGATGTGATTTTTATTATAACATTATTGAACTTCCAACAGGTCTACATAAAGGGCGGAGAGGTCCGCATATGTGCAGAGAAACCGATGTATTTCTGAAAAGAGGTGTCCAGAAAGCATTATTTGATGAATTAGGAACAGAAAGAAAGACTGCGGAAGAAATCGTGCACTTGTGCTGTCCGATGAATCGAAGAAGCGAGAAGAAATTATATAAACGTCTGGAAAGTGCAAAAAACTATGGTGGCAAATACGAGCCAGAGGATGCAGTACGTGCGATCATGGGCGGTAAATTGTATTAGGAGGTGTGATCATGTTTGACATATATGGAGAGATGGAGACAGCAGAAGAGATCAACGATGTGGCTAGAAGCCTAAAGGAAGAAGGAGAAAGAGAAAATCTGGACAAGTTATGTGCTGAAAATGGCATAGATGCTGAATTGGCGCAGATGTTTTGGAATGGAGAGATTGATTTTGTCACTGATCAGCTAATGGCAGCAGTCGGAAAGCTGGACATGGAAGTAAAAAAGGAAAAGGGACAGAATGGATATTTAGAATCCATTGCCAATTTCTTAAAAGTTGAAGCAGAGAAAGATCAAGATTTAGCGATCGCCATCCGAAAAAAAGGAAAGAAGTTAACAGATGCATACAAGGCAGCAGAGAATGAAGCAAGAAAGATGAAAAAATCTGGAAGCAATTGTGTAGCTATGAGAGATAAAGACGTGTTTGAGATTGTTGGAAAATATTACAAAGAAGGTGCCAGAGCATGAGAAAGAAAGCAATAGAAAAAATTCCATTTGGAAAAGAGAAAATTCACAGACTGGATGATTGTTTCATGATCGATGGAAAGCTGATCGACAGAAAAACAAATAACATCAATGTCAGAATTTGTTTAAGAGAAAATGAATTTGCAAATTATGTTGAAGGTGCTGGATGGAATAAAAAGAGGTTAAATAACTGGGTATCTAATAATGTATTCAGAGCAAGTTTTGAATTAAGTACAAAAGAACGCAAAGAACTAGCAGAGTTTTATGAGAAAACAAAACCAGAATGGGAATGTATAAGAGATCCAGGGCAGCAGATTGAACACTATCAAGATCGAATTTGCGGAAAGAAAGCAGAAAGACGTGAGCAAAAAAGAAACGAGAAAATAAAAGAACATCTTGCAGAAATCAGACCATATACGGATCAAATGAGTTTGTGGGCATCGAATCAAATGGAGTCATATTTGTTTTATAAATATTCAACAGGGTACTGTGGATATTGTGGAAAAACTGCAAAATTTGACCGAAAAAAAATAAAAATAACACATAACATGAAAGGCACTTGTCCGAATTGTAAAAAGAAGATCGTATTCAAGGCAGCAGGCAGACAGCCCAAGATTGAAGAAAGAATGCGAGTTGTAAGATTCCAAAAAACAAAGTTTGGAATTGCAGCGATCGAAAGTATAGTAATAAAAGGATCATATGCAGAAAATCAAGAAAAAACAAAGACTATAGATTATTACATATGGTTTATCGAAGAAGAATATGAGTTATATAACAATGTTACTTACACAGGACACGAATGGCGTGATGCAAATTACGGAGTACAACATGGAGAAGCAAGGATCTATACAAGAAATATCAAACAGGTAATTAAAGGAACGTGTTTAGAATATAGTGGGATTGATATTGTAGCATCTTGGAAGGGGAAACGAGAGAGATATCAAATGATCGTTGAAAATTACAGGAAGAATCCAGAAATGGAACTTTTGATCAAGGCAAACATGAGAAAATTAACACGGCAGGCATGGTGGTATGAAGGATATTTATACAAAGGAACAAAATTACATGAGGTTTTAGGACTTACAAAGTCTAACATGAGAAAAGCAAGAGACTATGACTTTGGGATAAATGAAATCAGAGTAATGCGAAATGATCCGAATGGAAAACTGTCAAATGATGAGATTGTTGCTTTATCCAATGCAGGAAATTATATCGAAGGACTCAAACTATACACAACGATTACTAAAATAGCCAATTATACACAAAAAGGACATGATGCAGGGACATGGTGGGATTATCTAAGAATGGCTGAAGAATTAGGTTATAACATGAAAGATAAGGCGGTGTTATTTCCGAGAGAACTTGAAGACAAGCACGATGATTTAGCAGAAATGATCAAAGTAAAGCACGATAACGAAAAAGAGCAGCAGTACAAGAAACGCATTCCAGGAATGAAGGAATTGTACAACTATGAAACGAAAAAATATAAGATCATAGTCCCTGAAAATCTGAAGGCAATCGTAGAGGAAGGAAAGAACTTGCATCATTGCGTGGGATCCTATGTAAAAAGCGTTATGAATGGCGAAACAGATATCCTGTTTATCCGAAAGAAAGGAGAAGAAGATCAATCTTATTACACAATGGAAGTTAAAAACATGGAGATCGCGCAATATCGCGGAGCATATAACAACAGACATAATAACCCAGTACCAGAGGAAATACACCAATTTGTAAAAGGATTCAAGAAAGTAATTGAGAGAAGAGCAAGAAAGAAGGCAGCGTAATGGAAGAATATCATCAGATCACACTAAACGAATATATCAGTATCAAAGAGGACATCAAAAGAAGACTTAACCACCTGGCGGAGAGCTTTGTAGCGATTGGCTATAGATTAAAGCAGATCAGAGACACAGAGGCATACAGACAGGATGGATATAATACAATCTTTGAATTTGCAGAAAAAGAACTTGGATTAACAAAATCTCCAACAAGCCGATTCATGGCGATCAATGATAAATACAGCGTTGGTGGGAATAGTCTGGAATTAAGAGAAGAGTTCATTGGTTTAGGAAAAAGCAGATTATCTGAAATGCTAACGATGGATCCAGAGGATTATGTACTTGTAACGGAGCAGACAAGCATAAAAGACATTCGAGAGATCAAACGAATGGAAAAGGCAGCAGGAGAGAATGAAGTTCTGACAAAGTTTCAAGAGGTTTTAAGAAAAGAATATGCATCACCTGACCGAAGGAAAGAGTTGATCGAAATCGCCAACGCAAAATGTATTGACGATATCAAGGCAGCAGTTATTCCAGAAGGCTACAGGCTCATGAAAAAAGGAGTTCTGGTGATCAAATTTGAAGATGAGAAGATTACAGTCCGCACCATGGGAGTATCCGGAGTGCAGGAGCTAACATGGAGTGAAATCTTAAATGAATATGATCAGGCATTTGATTTAGGGACAGCAGATCCATGGAAAGCTACATACGGAGAGATAGAGGAAGAAGTCAAACCAGAACCAAAAAAAGTAGAGAAAAAGCCGACAAAAGCAGAATCTAAGCCAGTTGCGACATCGCAACAAGAAGAACAAGTTGTTGGCCAAACAAGTATTGAAAAAGATTTTCCAGAATATCTTCCAGAAGATTTGAAAGTTGAAATTGAGCAGACAAACAAGGTAGAAGTACCGGAAACAGTTATGGATGATCGCAGGCATAAACTCAAATTGGCTAAGATGTTCTTTAATGACATGCAAACAGGCAGAAAGCCGTTTGATCTACAGAAGAATGATCGAGAGTATCAATTAGGCGATGTAATCGAATATAGAGAAATGGACAATGGAGAACCGACAGGAAGAGTGATTGAAAAGGAGATCACCTATATTCTGGAAGGATTCGCAGGACTAAAAGAAGATTATTGCATATTAGCATTAGCTGATATATAAGCGTGAAAGGAGAGAAAGACATGGAAGAATTAACAAAGGCAGTCATTGACTTACAATCTTATGGACTGAAATTGTATACGATCGAAAAGATGGTAAGAGATATTTATAAATCAGCAGAGGAATTAAAAAAACCGTTGAATAGTAAAACTATAAGAAACAAAGATTTATTAGCCTACTGACGAAAAGGCAGCAGGCGGAAAGGAGAACAGACAGCTTAGTTCTCTGCCTGATTAAGATTCTTTAGTAACTATTAACAAGTAAAACGATCACAAACATATTTTTTCAGATTCTTTTAAATGTAAATTTTTTTAACGATACTAGATTTAGTTTTTACAATTATTTTTCAAATCACAAAACCAAAAAAAGAATCACAATGAATTATACGATCAAGCAAAAAGAAACAGAACAATGATCACGGATAATGCATTGGCTCAGGTAGAGAACTAAGCTGTCTGAAACAAAAATATGCAGTATACAGAAGATTTTAAAAGAGGAATCGTAAGAGCTCTTATAGCATCAGGAATGTCACGAAAAGAGTTTGCAGATAAAGCAGAAATTGGTGTTGGAACATTAAAAAGATGGGTAGCACAGTACAAAGATGAAGAAGTACCTAAAGTAGATCGTAAAAAATACAGTGAAGAATACAAAAAAAGTATCGTAAAAAATATGATCTATGACGGAATTACCTGTGAGTCGATGGCAAGAGAAACAGGAATCAGCCGACAGTTGATAGAATACTGGGATAGTAAATATCGATATGATGTGATCGATGAAGTTGAAAGAGAGGCTAGACAAAGAAGAAAGAAAAAAGTCAAAAAAGGGACAACATGGCATCGATATGGATCAAGTGCAGGAAGATTTGAATAAAAGGAGTGATACGTAATGGCATATAGAGATTGTCCATGCCTTAAGTGCAATTCTGGGAAAGAAAGAGAAAAGAGGATTGAGTGTAGAAGAAAATGTACACAATTTGTCGCATGGAAGTTAAGCATGCAGGCAATGAGACAGAAAAAGAAAGAAGATAAAGACAGATACTATTCATCTACCAAAGGAAAATTCTATAAGAGAAATTTAATGAAACAAAAAAGTGGTAGAAAAATATGGTAAATTAACGCAAAGCCTGTGCAGAGTAATCTGCATGGGCATTTGTGACAATCAGATTAAGAAAATAATGAAATCAAATAAGGCAGCAGATAATAGGAGGGGAGAACGTGGACAAGAATGTACTGATCCAATATTGTGACATGAAAGAAGAAATTAAAGATTTAAGGAGAAGAATCACAGAGACTGAAAAGCAGATCTTAAGAATTGCAGAAGAAGGAACCGTAAAAGACACGGTATCTGGAGGCATGGGTGGAATACAGCATTTTGTAGTGGAAGGTATGCCGGTACCAGAACTTAGCCGAAAGAGATTATTGCTTAATAAGCGAAAAGCAATGTTGCTCGAAAAGGAAAATGAACTTCTGGAGCTTATGAATCAGGCAGAAGAATACATAAACAGTATCGAGAAGAGTGAACTTAGGATGATGTTTAGGTTCTACTACATTGATGGTATGACATGGGTGCAGGTAGCGCATAAGATGAACCGAATGCATCCAAAGAGAAAAATAGCATATACAGAAGATAGCTGCAGAATGAGAAATGCAAGATTTTTTCAAGAAAATTAGAAAATGTTCGGTCACGTTCGCAAAAAATAGTCTAATATATAGGCTAGAGCGATTAGATGAAATATCTTTACGTTCTTCAACATTTTTTTTCGGCACTCTTTTTTGTAAAGGGTGCTGTTTTATTTTGCATATGTAGAATAAAGTAGAAAATTATGATATTATTAAGAAAAAGATGTTGGAGGATGTTAATATGGCATATGAAAATGGAGATAATGTATACGACTACTGTCAATTGGTTTTTGAAAAATATAAAAAAGATAGTTTGATTTTTGTAAAGGCATTACAAATAGTACAGTCTTTTAGCAATAGATCAGATTTCCCATTCTGCATAGAAGAATTAAATCAAGCGATTAAACATATATTAGGAGAAGATGTAAATGATTTTGCATATATGATCAATAAATATGTTACAACCTTGGAAAGTACTATGAAGTGGGAACCAAGAAAAGCTTTAAATCTATATGGAGAATTTGATCCTGATGATCCGGGAGATCCTATTGATTTGTTAGAAGGTTATAGCAAGGAAGAAGGCGATAGAATTGCCGAAAATTTTAAAAATGATATTACAGCATTTTGTATTACAATGACACCAATTTTTGATAAGATATTTTTTATGAATAATAATCCATTGGGAATAAAAAAGATTATGGCAGATGATAATTCACAAGATGGCAAGAAAAATATAAGAATAATAAGAAATGACGAAGAATTTCTGGATGTACGTCTTGGACAAGAAGAAATGAAAGAATTAGCACGTGCTTTAAAAGAACTAGCAAAAGATTTTGATTAAGGAGAATTTTAATTATGGGAGAAGTAATCAATTTTCAAAATCAATTTGCTGAAAGAGATACAGGAAAGAGAATCAACCAATATGATATAAATAAGGGAAATCAGAATAGGGATGATGAAATGGATAATAATAAAATTCTAGAATTGTATATCGCAAAAGTTGATAAGGATCAATCTGAATTAAAACAGGATATAAGAGAAAGTGAAAATAGGATATTTCAAAAGGTATCTGATTCAGAAGAACGAATGAATAAAAGATTAGATAAGATAGAAGACTTAATAAAAGATCAAAATACAAAATTCGATAAAATGGATGATAAAATTGTAGAAGTTAGCCAGTCTGTGAAAAATGGTTTAGAGGATTACAGAAAATTTTTGTGGGGCATTACAATATCTATTTTATTAGCGATAGCAGCTATGATAATAACTATGGTAGTAACATTGCATTAATTGGAACACAGTAAAGCTTAAAAGATATATTGAATGAAGCACCTTCGGGTGCTTTTTTTCATGCGTAAATTTAGAAAGGATGGGAATAAATGAAACGGTATATTGGAACAAAGATTATCAAAGCAAGACCAATGACAAGAGGTGATTATAACGATTACCGAGGATGGCAGATTCCAGCAGACGAAGACCCATTGGATGAAGGGTACCTGATGGAATATGAGAATGGACATGTACAGTGGCTACCCAAAGAAATGTTCGAAACTGATTATAAAGAATGCAATGCAATGACATTCGGATTTGCGATTGAAGCGATGAAAAAGGGAAAGAAAGTAGCAAGAAAAGGTTGGAATGGAAAAGGCATGTATCTATTCAAGTCCCCAAAAGTAGGCTGTCAGATGCACAAGCAGTACACAGGAAAAGATATCAATGATCTGCAAGAATTTATTGTTATGAAGGCAGCAGATGATACGTTAGTTCCATGGTTAGCATCACAGACAGACGTATTGGCAGAAGACTGGATGATTATAGAATAAGGAGATTAACATGAAAAAGAAATTTCTAGTAGCATTGTTAGGATTAGCAATTATTGGTGGAACATTAACTGCATGCACAGAAGCAGATAAAGTATCTAGCAATGTATCGCAGGAAGCAGATAATTTTAATGTATTACGCAGATTTGCAGTGATCAATACAAGAACAGACAAAGTAGAATTTGAACTAGTTGGAGCATTTTCATTAGAAACAGACAGCAGTAAGAAAGTAAAACTTATTGTAGAGACAGAAGATGGAACATATAAGAAACATATCATTGGCATGAATCAAGACAGCATGTATGTGATCGAAGATCTTGGAGGGGCAAAGGTTAATAAGTACAAGTATGAAGTGAATTATATTCCAGAATCCATTATTCCATTTACAGTAAAGAGTAGCAAATAAAGAACAATACGTAAGAAAGGAGTGAGCCTGAATGGCATTAACAGAAAAACAAAAAAGATTCTGCGATGAGTATTTGATTGATCTAAATGCTACTCAGGCTGCAATTAGAGCTGGATATTCGGTAAAAAATGCTGATAAGATTGGATCTGAACTACTAGGTAAAACTAGAGTTTCAGAGACAATTTCAAGAAAGATAGCTGAGCGATCGAAGCGAACTGGTATCAATCAGGATAGAGTTATTCAGGAACTAGCACGAATCGCATTTGTAAATCCACAAAATGTAATAGATTCAGAAGATGCTTCTGTAAGAGAAGATGCGACAGAGGATGATCTGGCATGCATACAGTCCGTAAAGGTCAAGACGATGGATGGAGCAAAAGGAAAATCGGTTGAGAGAGAAGTTCGATTGAATGACAAAATGAAGGCTCTTGAATTGCTTGGAAAGCATCTCGGAATGTTCAAGGACAAGCTGGAAGTTGATGCTGATATGGATCTGAATATTACAATCGACTATGGTGAGGATGATACTGGATGAACATAAAAGTACAGGCAAATCCTTGCTTCAAAGAGGTTGATCGTAGCAAAAAACGATACATTGTGATGAAAGGCTCTGCCGGATCCGGAAAGAGTATGGATACAGCACAGCATTATATCCTGAGACTCATGAGCGATCCTGGTCGTAATCTTTTATGTGTTCGAAAAGCAGATGTAACGAATAGAGATAGCACTTTTGCAGAATTGCAGGGTGCTATTTTTCGTATGTTTGGAGAACAATATAAACGATACTGGTACATCAATGCATCAAATATGATCATAGAATGCAAGAGTAATCACAATCAGATCATATTCAGAGGTGTAAACGACGAAAGACAGAGAGAAAAGCTGAAATCAATCACATTCAAACGAGGAAAGCTAACAGATGTTTGGATAGAAGAAGCGACAGAGATCACACAGTCAGATTTTGAGATCATTGATGACCGATTGAGAGGCGAATTGCCAGAAGGACAGTTCTATCAGATTAGGATGACATTTAACCCTGTGTCAGCACACCACTGGATCAAGAAAGTGTTCTTTGATCGCGCTGATTCTGACGTACTGACACACCAGTCAACTTACGAAAAGAACCGATTTATTGATGAAGCATACCACAGACGAATGTTAAGACGTAAAGAAGTAGATCCAGAAGGATATAGAGTCTATGGTCTAGGCGAATGGGGAGAAGTTGCAGGATTAATCCTTAAAAATTATGTCATAGAAGAATTTGATCGTACACCAGAACACTTTGATTATATCGTAAATGCACAGGACTTTGGATTCAATCATGCCAACTGCATTGGGGAGGTTGGATTTAAGGACGGTGATCTGTATCTCTTCCAGGAACTGTATGTGTATGAGATGGATACAGAGGAGATCATTAAACGGGCAGCAGGAAGATTCAACAAAAAGCTTCGAATGTGGTGTGACTTTGCGGAACCAGATCGAATCAAGATGTGGAAGAAAGCAGGCTATAGAGCAAAAGGAGTAAAGAAAGAGCCAAACAGCGTCAGTGCTCAAATTGATTATCTTAAACAGCATAGGATACACATCTATCCAAGCTGTGTAAACACAATTAAAGAAATACAGCAATGGAAGTGGAAGAAAGATGAGAGAACAAATACTTATCTGGATGAACCAGTTCCATTTTTTGATGATGCAATGGCTATGCTACGTTATTCAATTGAAGAAGAACGTAAACAGAAGCCAAGACTAAATACCAACGTGAAAGGAGGAATATAATGCGAAAAGAAATTTATAGAATATCGCCAGACGAAGAACTAACAGATGCGAAGTTGAGTCAGTTTATCGCAAGGCATGCTACAGAAAGCACGTTTCGGTATAAACAATTACAAGATGCATACGAAACAGATTTCCCAATCTTTCACGAAAAAACAAAACCAGAGTGGAAACCCGATAATCGTATTGCTGTAAACTTTGCAAAATACATTGTAGACACAATGAACGGGTATTTCATTGGAAATCCAATCAAAATCACAGTAGATGGTGGAGAGGAAGCGATTGAAAAATACATAGAATTTCTCGATCAATATAATGATCAGGATGACAACAATGCAGAATTGTCTAAGATTTGCTCTATTTATGGAAAAGGGTACGAAATGTATTATAACGATGAAGATGGAAACGTCGGAATTATATATTTAGATTCAACAGAAGCGTTTATGATCTATGATGATTCGGTACTTAAACGTGAACGCTATTTTGTTCGGCTATATAGGGATGAGGATAATGTCTTGCATGGAAGTGTATCGGACCAAGAAAAAGTTCGATGGTTTACTATAAAAGGAAAGATTGTTTGGAATGAACAAGAACAATTACATTATTTTAATGGGGTTCCAGCTACGGAATATCGTGAAAATAAAGAATGCCAAGGAATATTCGAACCGGTGATGTCCATAATCAATGCATTCAACAAAGCAATCAGTGAAAAAGCCAATGATGTAGATTATTTTGCAGATGCATATTTGAAAATTATAGGGACTTTGCTAGATGAGGATGAATTGAAACATATTAGATCAGACCGTGTGATCAACTTTGATGGAGATGGCGAAAGTGTAATCGTTGATTTCTTACAGAAACCAAACGGAGACACGACGCAGGAAAACTTACTTGATCGATTACAAAATCTGATATTTTTAATTGCCATGGTAGCCAATATTTCAGATGAAAATTTTGGAACAAGTTCGGGTATTGCAATGGCATATAAATTGCAGGGAATGAGTAACCTTAGAAAAACCAAAGAACGAAAGTTTACCTCTGGAATGAATCGAAGATATAAGCTGATTTTTAGCAATCCTGGAAATGCTATGAAAAAAGATGATTGGGTGAAGTTGCATTATAAATTCACACCAAATGTTCCAGCAAACCTATTAGAAGAAAGTCAGATCGCACAAAATCTTTCTGGCGTTGTGTCACAAGAAACACAGCTCGGAGTCTTAAGTGTTGTGGATAATCCGAAGACAGAGATTGAACGTATAGACAAAGAAGAGGAGAAGCCGAGAGATGTAGTGATGCAGCAGATGTTTGGAGACAAGACAGATGAGCAGTAAAAATTACTGGAGAGAGCGAGAAGAACGTCAGAGAAAATTGAATATCAAAAATGAAGCTGAGTATCAAAAGAAATTAGATGATATTTATGCGGATATGCTTGAAAATATAGAAAAGGAGATCAATGGATTCTATGTAAAATATGCGAAATCAGAAGGAATCACGATGGCAGAAGCTAAGAAACGAATTTCAGAGATTGATATTGAAGCCTATGCTAAGAAAGCAAAACGCTATGTAAAGAACAAAGATCTCTCAAAGAAAGCAAATGATGAAATGCGGTATTATAATGCAGCGATGAAGATCAATCGATTAGAGCTGTTGAAAGCTAATATTGGAATGCATTTAGTTGGTGGCTATGATGAACTCGAGAAGATTTTTGGAGACGCATTTACGCAGCGGACAGAGGAAGAAATGCGAAAACAAGCAGGTATTCTTGGAAAGACAATTCAGAACAATGGCGAAAAAGCAGAAGTGATCGTAAATGCGTCTTACAAAAATGCAACTTGGTCAGAACGTATCTGGGCGCATCAGTCAATGCTGAAATCAGAGATTGATAAACTTCTTCAAGAAGGATTGATTCAAGGAAAGCATCCAAGTGTACTGGCAAGACATTTAGAAAAACGATTTGGAGTCAGTGAAAGCAACGCAATGAGGCTGATGGTTACAGAACTTGCAAGAGTTCAGACAGAAGCCCAGAAACAGTCGTTTATACAGAATGGCTTTGAAGAGTATGAATACATAGCATGTGAGAAAGCGGATGCATGCAATCAATGCAGATCATTGGATGGAAAGGTATTTAAAGTCGAGGATATGATGCCCGGAGAAAATGCCCCGCCAATGCATCCGTATTGTCATTGTAGTACAGCGGCTCATATGGATGATAATGATTATGAGAAATGGCTAGATACGTATTCGGAGCATGGACTTGATTTTGACACATGGAAACAATTAAATGTAACGGAAAGCGCAAATATTGAATGCTTACGCAAAGGAAGCAATCATGTTTTGTTAGACGAAATAAAATCGGATCACTATGGAAGAAAATTCAATAAAATAACAAAAAACAGTGCTGTTAATAACTCTGTGAGAAAGTATTCAAGAGCAATACTAACTCATAGAAATGGAACAGATGGCGAAGATTTATACATAATTAGTGCTAAGACTGGCAAAAGGTTATTTTCAAAGACAAAGGGAGCAAATGAGCTTGGAGTAGAATTATCTTTAGAAGAGATAAAGAAAATTAAACAATATGCAAATGTGGATGGAATTATAGGTATACATAATCATCCTACAAATATTCTACCAACAGGAAGTGATTTTGTGTCTGCAGGTGCAAGAGGTTATGAATTTGGTATTGTCGCTACGCACGACGGCAGAGTATTTTTATATAAAACAGGAAATAAGCCGTTTAGAAGTGCATATTTCAATCAAAACGTTGACAAATATGTATCTGCGCCATACAATTACGATATAGAGAAAGCTCAGATAAAAACATTATCTGAGTTTGGAAAGGAGTTCGGAATTGTATGGAGAGAATTGACATAGAAAAGAAGGATGTAATTATTCACAGAGATATGGCTCCTGAAGAAAGAGAAAAGGAACTTCAAAAATTAAAGGAAGAAAGCAATCAACTTAAAGAATGGGAAGAATAGGCACTACTGCTAATGATGATGGGTAGTGCTTATTTTATTTGCGAAAATCAGGGTTCAAGGTTTTAAGCAAAAAGAAAGTAGATGGAGTCTGGTATATTCTTTTACGAGAGGTGTAGCTATGGCGTATGAAGATATTTATAAAGGATTAACAGAAGAAGAAAAACAAAGAATGATCAAAGACGACATTCGAAAGTTTCGAGTTATAGGAGACGCTAATTTATCGGAAGAAGAGTTGGGACAAGCCGAACAAGATTTAGACAAAATAATTAAAAGACTTCGAAAGAGAGCTAAAAACAAAAATGATAGAAATAAAAATACGTGATCATGAAATCACAGTAGTAGGCCATGCAAATTATGCAGAGTATGGCAGAGACATTATATGTGCATCGGTGTCGATGTTATTGCAGAACCTAGTAAAGTCGATTCATGATCTAACCGACGACAAAATAGAATACGATTTAAAAGCTGGACAGGCTTTTATCAAATACAGGAATTTATCAGAGAAATCGAAAACTTTGATAGATTCCTTTTTTATTGGTATTTGCAGCATTGCAGATGCTTATCCGAATTATGTTCGGATTGTGTAACTATTATGACCGAAAAGTCGTTAAACTAAGTTTTTGTTAGCAATGATCTGGAAGAGACGGATCAGGGCGAAAGGAGCAAACATGGAGAAACGCAAGTTATTTTTACAACTGTTCACAGAAGGAGATGACGGTGGGACCGGAGACGGGAATGGCGATGGATCCGGAGCAGAAGGTGGAAATAATGAACCAATGTCGTTTGATGACTTCTTAGCGCAAGAAGGAAATCAGGCAGAATTTGACCGCAGAGTAAACAAAGCAATCAAAACAGCAGTGACCAAATCAGAGGAAAAATGGAAGGCACTGACTGACGATAAGCTGACTGAAGCAGAAAAGCTTGCTAAAATGACCAAAGAAGAAAAAGCGGAATATCGTGCGAAGAAAGCAGAAAAAGAACTGGAAGAACTGAAAAAGATGAATGCCAGAACAGAACTTGCGAAAACAGCACGAAAGATGTTAGCGGACGAAGACATCAATATTCCAGATGAGCTTCTTGGTAATTTGGTAGCAGACGATGCAGACGGAACTAAGACAGCAGTTGAATCATTTGCAAAAATGTACAAGGAAGCTGTGCAGGCAGCAGTTAAAGAAGCGATCAAAGGAAAACCACCAAAAGCAGGAACAGGCGGTGGAAACACGATCACAAAGGAGCAGATAATGGATATTAAAGACCCGATTGAACGTCAGAAGATGATCCGAGAAAATATTAATCTGTTCCAGTAAAGAAAGGAGAAGAAATGGGAAAATATAAATTAGACCTGCAGTTATTTGCAGCACCAGATGGAATGACTGGACAGGGAAACTTAGAAGTAAAGGCAAGGGAAATTGACTTTGTAACATCTTTCGGAAAGAATATTCAGGCATTATTAGATGTACTTGGTATCGCAAGGATGATCAGAAAAGAGAATGGAAGTGCCTTAAAAACAAAAGAAGTAGCAGGAGAACTGAAATCAGGAGATATTGGAGAGGGAGAAGAAATCCCATATTCTCAGTACAAAGTAACAGAAAAGGTATTCGATACGATTAAGATTGAAAAGTATCGAAAAGGCGTATCTTTGGAAGCAATTGCAGAAAAAGGATATGATGTTGCTGTCAATGATACAGACGAAGAATTTAAATCAGATCTTCAAAATAAGGTTAGCGATAAATTCTACAAGCAGTTAAAAGCTGGATCATTAACAGGATCAGAAACGACATGGCAGATGGCGATTGCAATGTCTATCGGAAAAGTTAAGGACAAATTCAAGAAGATGAAAAGAACCGCAACGGGTGTGGCTGTATGGGTTAATACACTTGATGTGTACAAATACCTAGGTGCAGCAGATATTACACTGCAGACAGCATTTGGATTTGAGTACATGAAGAATTTCTTAGGTGCTGATGTAGTATTTATCAGCTCTGAGATTCCAGAAGGTGTTGTAATTGCAACTCCATTAAACAACATCGTAGCTTATTACGTCGATCCAGGAGACAGTGAATTTGTAAAAGCTGGATTATCTTATACAACAGATCCAACAACAGGATTTATTGGATTTCACGCACAGGGAACATACGAAAGAGCGATTTCAGATATGTTCGCAATCATGGGCTTACGCCTTTTCTGCGAATATCTAGATGCAATCGCCTATACAAGTGTTGGAAGCCGAGATACACAGACTCTTGGAGAGTTACATCTTACAGCAGTAGAAGGTACAAATGCTGGTGATACAGCGATCACAATGGATGAACAGCTCATGTCTATGAAAAATGCATTTAAATATAAAATAAATGCATCTGCGGCAACAACAGTAACTTACGGCATGGATGTAAAGAACTGGTCTAAATGGGATGGAGTATCAGAAATCACAGCAGCAAAAGGCAGTCATGTGACAATTGTTGAGTGTGATCGTAACTATAAAGCAGTAAGATCAGGGGATGTAGTGTCCGCTGCGAAAGAATAGTGAGGTGCTGATATGGCTTATGAGGTAGTAAAAGCATTTCATGATCTACAGGATTATAAAGATATTAAAGGCGGCAAAGTGTATCATCACTATGACGTTGGGGATACATATCCAAGACAGGGATTAGATCCAGTGCCAAATAAAACTAGAATCGAGGAACTTCTTAGCAGCGGAAACGCTCAGGGAGTTCCTTTAATCGCGGAAGTAAAGGAGAAAGCGAATGCTGGAAAAGCTTAAGATAATGCTTTGTTTTGAGGATTCCACACAGGACGAAAAACTGATGCTGATCTTAGATTCTGTAGAATCGAGGCTTCGATTGCTTCTTGGCGGTGCGGATCCACCAGATGAGATGGAACATATCATTATCGAAGTAGCGATCATTCGTTTTAATCGCATCGGATCCGAAGGACTGGCAAGTCATAATGTTGAAGGAGAAACACAGTCATATGCGTCCGCAAATGATTTTGCTCCGTTTATGGATGAGATTCGGGCATATTTAGAAATGCAAAAAGATGCAAAACGAGGAAAGTTGAGGTTTCTATGAGATATGATACGACGGTTTATTTCCAGAAACTGATGCAAGGAGAGTATGATCCGGAAACAGGAGATTATAAAGAAGATTCTATACGTGAAGATGCTAAGCAGGCAGCAGTCATGGATACATCAACGCAAATGATGCAGCTTATCTATGGAACAATCAAACAGGGAAGTTTGACGGTTCAGCTACAGAATCATTATGATCATCCGTTTAATCGGGTTAGAATTGGAAACAAAATCTATAAAGTTGATCACTCAAGGAAACTTAGGACCAAGCAAACATTTATTGTATCGGAGGTGCAGTGATGAGTGGTATCAAGGTAAATGGGTTAGATCAGTTAAATGCAAAGCTCAGAAAAAACATGGATCTTAACGTAGTAAAGACAGTAGTCAAAAAGAATGGGGCTGATCTGCAGAAAAAAGCACAGAGATATGCTCCTGTAGATACTGGGGCATTAAAGAGAAGCATTGGTCTTAATATCAAAGATGGCAGTTTAACTGCGGTTGTAGCGCCGACAACAGAATATGCAGAATATGTTGAATATGGAACACGTTTTATGGAATCGCAACCGTATGTGCGCCCGGCGCTAGGTGAGCAGAAGCAGATTTTTAAAAAGGATTTAGAAAAGATAATGAGGTGATTATGGATCCACAGCAGGAACTATTTACTGCGCTGCTGTTAAAATTAAAAGAAAAATATGAGGATACGGGAATTGGTGTGTATGATACATTCTTACCGCCAGATGGAACCCCGTATCCTTTTATTTATCTTGCTGACAGCACACAGGATGATCAGGCAAATAAAACAACAGTCTTTGGCGCAGTTAGTCAGGTAATCCATGTCTGGCATAACAATCCAAGACAGAGAGGAACACTATCGAAGATATTGCTAGAAATCAAAGATATCTGCTACAAGATCGGAGAAACAAAGAATTTTGGTTGGGGTCTTGTAAGAGTGAATCAAAGAGTCCTCTCAGACGCAACAACAAAAGAACCCCTAATGCATGGGGTTTTAGAATTAGAATTTACATTTAATTAGGAGGTAGCAATGTTAGATTTACAGCTTTTTGGAAATGAAGCGGTACAAGGTAAAAAGATTGTTTATCTGTACCGAATTTTATCAGAAGCACCAACACAGAGTGGTACAGCATTGGCATTCACAACAGAGAATGGCCGTACTAAATCGAAAGATGCTGATTCTACTGCGACAAAGGATGGTTCTATCAGAACACCTGGTGCTGCAGAAGTGGAAATCACAGCGACATCGATTTTGAAGAAAGGTGATGAGCTAATTAATAAATTAGAGAAGGCACTGGATGACGACGCGTTGATCGAAATCTGGGAAGCAAATTTAGCAGAGCCAGCGGAAGCAGGAAATAACAAGTTCAAAGGAACGTATTTTCAGGGATATTTAACAGAGATTGAATACACAGCTAATGCAGATGAGTTTGTAGAAGTTTCCTTAACGTTTGGTATTAACGGAACAGGTGCAGACGGAGATGTAACTGTGACAACACAGCAGCAGGAACAGGCATATGCATTCGTAGACACACCAAAAACAGGAGCTTAGGAGGATATAACATGTACGAATTACAGATTAATCAGTCAACTTACGAGTTTAATTTTGGCATGGGATTTATGAGAGCGCTAAATAAAACTCTCTCTGTTCCAGTAGAAGACATTAAAGGGAAAACAAAAGAGATCGGAATGCGATATAAGATTGCAGAAGTGATCGATGGAGATATTGAAGCATTAGAGGATGTTCTTTTGATTGCTAATAAAGGATTTTCACCTAGATTAGAAAAGAAAGAATTAGATAAGTTTATTGAAGATGAAACAACAGATCTTGATGAACTGTTTAAGTCAGTATTGGGTTTCTTAGAGAGTGCAAATGTTACCAAGAAAACGACACAGGAGATTCAAGATGCGATCAAGGAACAGAAACAGGAGAAATAAAAGATTTCGAAGAACAGTACCGGGAGATAGCAATTGACTGCTTCCGGTATTTTGGTTTTACATCATTTGATCAGGTGGATCAGCTGACGATCGCGCAATATGAGATCATGGCTGAAGCGGCAAGATTAAAAGAAGTAGATAAAGACTATCGAAACCATCTGCAGGCATTTCTTAATTTTGCTGTACGAGCAAAAAAGAAAGCGGGGAAGAACAAACAAAGGCCTGTCTATCCGACATTTAAAAAGTTCTATGACTATGAAGATGCGATTGAACAAGCAAAGCAGAAGAATAAACCAGACAGATTTGAAAAGATGAAGAGATTGTTGAGAAGGAGGGAGAGCTGATGGCAGAAACATATAGTGTTGAAGCAATATTGACGGCAAGAGATGCTGGTTTTGAAGCCGGAATGAAAGCAGCTCAAAAATCGACACAATCCTTAGGTGCTGTTTTAAAAAAAGGAATCGGCTTCGGGGCAATGATGGCGATTGGAAATAAAGCCGTATCCGTAGTTACCTCTGGACTTTCTGAAATTGTTAGCGGTTTAAATGAATCAAGTGCTGCATGGAAAACGTTTGAAGGCAATATGGAAATGAATAATCATTCACGAAAAGAGATTGTCAGCACTAAAAAAGAGCTTCAAAAGTTTGCAGAACAAACAATCTACAGTTCCTCTGATATGGCATCTACTTATGCACAGTTAGATGCAGTTGGTACAAAAAGCACAACAAAACTTGTAAAGGGTTTTGGCGGATTAGCAGCAGCTGCAGAAAATCCACAACAAGCAATGAAAACTTTATCCCAGCAAGCAACTCAGATGGCAGCAAAGCCTAAGGTACAATGGCAGGATTTCAAATTGATGGTCGAACAGACACCTGCAGGTATTGCAGCAGTTGCAAAAACAATGGGAAAATCTACGCAACAGTTAATTAAAGATGTTCAAGATGGAAAAATAAAAACAGAAGATTTCTTTGATGCTGTGGCAAAAACTGGAACAAACAAACAGTTTACCAAATTGGCAACAGAATATAAGACTGTAGGACAGGCAATGGATGGCTTGACTGAAACAGCATCTAATAAGTTACAGCCAGCGTTTGATAAAGTATCCAGCATTGCGATTAAAGGAGTTAGCAACATCACAAACCTTCTCAATAAAGTAGATGGTGATAAAATAGCAACAAAGATAGGAGGATTCGCATCAAAAGCAGGGAAATACTGGGATGTTTTTAAAACAGATGCAAAAGAAGTGGGACAAGCATTCGGTTCTGCAGTAAGTGCTATTGGAAAAAGTACGGGAAAGCTAAACGGCTCTTTTGGATCCGACAAATCTGTGTCTGGTTTTAAAAGTGTAGTTGATAGCATCTCAGGGGGATTAAAAGCTCTAGCTGGTTTTGCGGAAAAACATTCTGGAGCGATTGCAAGTCTTATAACAACGTTGCCAAAGATATTAATTGGGTTTAAAGCATTTAAAATTGTAAAAACTCTTGCACCTGGGATAGGAGGCTTTACGAAATCAATTTTATCGTTAGCTGGAAAAGGAATTACAGGACTTGCAGCAAAGCTTTTTGGGGTAGCAGCAGGCGAGGCGGCCACAGGAAATTCGGCTAAAGTAAGCAATAAGTCAGTTTTAGCGATGGCAAAAAGTACAATGATGTTAGGCGTAGGAGTTTTAATGGTTGCAACTGGATTTGGGATTATGGCACAAGCAAGTATTGCACTAGCTAATTCCGGCGGATTGGCAATAGGGATAATGCTTGGGATGACTGGTGCATTGGCTGCACTTGTAATTGGCGGAATGGCTGCAATGAAGATATTTTCTCAAACACCAGCAAGAGCACAAGCTGGAGCAGTAGCTTTACTCGCTTTAGGAGCAGGAATATTAATGGTTGCAGCAGGCCTAGCAATCATGTCAGCAGCAAGTATCGCACTTGCTAATGCAGGTACACCAGCGATCGCCTGTATGGCAGGAATGGTTGTAGCTGTTGGAGCGTTAATGGCGATTGCAGGAGCCGTTGG